CGGTCATCTCGATACGGCGGCGCTGCCCGTGATAGTCCGGATCACCTATATGGAAAGTCACCGACGTGCCAGGGCAATCATCGGTAATCTCACCCAAATCCGTGATGCCGCTGACAATGGCCATGAGATAGCGCGTTGGGTCATCCGGCAGGTACAGCGGTGCCGGCTCATCCGTCCAGAGTATCGCCGCCAGTTTGTGCCGCGCTTCGGCGACATCGCGCCGGTGTTCCGTGCGCAGCCACATGTCGACGGTCAGGTCGTATCCCTCTCGTTTCACCGACTTGAACAGCTCGCCATGCCTTCCGGACACATCCTCGAACGTCGGCTTCACGCTTGCCATTATCGGGCGGTGAATCTTGCAGAAGACGAGGCTCGACAGGTCGTGGCCGTTGAAGACGATGCTGTCGCTCTGGTTGCGTTTGCGTTTACGCTCCAACAGTCACTCCCCTCTGCTTCAGGCGGCTGGCGATGCCAGCGCCGATCTGCTGCCCCGTCGTGTAGGCGTCAACCTTGTCGTTGACCGTGGCGTTCACGGTTACGGAGACGCTGACCGGATTTGCCCCGCCGCCCCAGCGGTCGAAAGCCCTTGAAACGGCGTCCTCAACGCTCTCGCGGAGTTTCCTGTCCGGTGTGACGTGCTCTCCACCGGCCTCACCGACGCCGATGATGCTCGGGCGGTCGAAATAGCCGCCCTTTGCATACCAGCTCACGCTGATGCTCGGCAGGTCGACGATGCCGCCGATATCCCTCCACGAGACGGAAAAATGGGGAAGGCTGATATGCGGCAGACTGATACGGATACCGGAGAACGCCGAGGAAATCTGATTGGGTATCCAGCTAATCGTGTTCCAAGCGCTGTTCAGCTTGTTGGTTATGCCATTCTTGATACCCTCGAAAACACCATTGACCTTCGTTCCGAGACCGGGAAAGCCGAGCTTATCGCCAATCGTGTCGGCAATGTTGATGGCGTTCGTCTTGGCATTGCCCAGCTTGTTCGTTATGTTGTCCTTGATGAGGTTGAAGGCATTGGCCGCTTCGGTCTTGGCGGTCGACCAGTCACCGTTCATCGCGGCCTGAAGCGCCTTCGCACTGGAAGACCCGGCTTCAAGGCCGGTCTGCATATCATTCCGGATAGAATCCTTAATCGCACCGAATTTCTCCGATGCCGCAGACTGGAGATTCCCCCAGGCATCAGACGCATTTGTCTTCAGGTTTTCCCAGGCATTCGATGCGCCTTCCTTGATTCCATCGAACTTCGCACCGAGGTCGTTTTTGACTTCCTCGGCCTTGCCGGTTATCCCGTCCCAGATTCCTTGCCAAAAAGCGGGTACCCCTGCAAAGAAGTCCTGGACTCCTTGCCACTTCCCGGAGATCCATCCGGTGAAATCAGACCACATCTGCTTGCCGGTCTCAGTCTGCGTGAAGAACCACGTAAGACCGGCAACGGCGGCGGCAACAGCCGCCACACCGAGCAGAATCGGGTTTGCCGCAATGAGACCGGTGAAGGAAGTCCAGCCGCCTCCGACGGCACCGATAGCGCCCTTGAGACCGCCAAACTTCTCGGAAACAGTTTTGATGGTGCCGCCGATCTCGCTTCCCGCCTGCAACACCTTGCCGGCACCGGTCGCAAGGCCGCCAAAAGCCAGGGTTCCTAGCGCAATGTTGGTCACAAGGTCTTGCTGTTCCGGAGACAGTTGCTGAAACCAGTCGGAAACGCTCTCAAGTGCCGGAGCGACCTTCTCGAGAAGCGTGGTGCCGAGTTCCAAGACCTTTTCCTTGACCGGCAGCGCGGCTTCACCGGCTTCTGTCAGCTTCTGGTTGAACTGGGCCTGCTGCTCGCGCGAGTCGAGCATGGTCTTGTTGTTGTCCTGGTACGTTTGACCGATCTCGCCATATAGACCGTCAAGCGTCTGCGTGATAAGCGAAGAGCGCTCCTGCTCGCTGCCGCAGGCCGCCAGGGCTGCGTTAAACGCGTCCTCCTTGGTAGCGCCCTGCCCAATCGCGTCGTTGAACGCCTGCTGAGCGGCTTGGTTGCCGGAAAGCGCGGCGCTCCACTGCTCATTGCTCGCTGTAGCCCAGTTGAGCGCGTCTGCCAAGCCGCCTGTGACGGTTCCGGTATGCGCCGTCTCCTGGGACGCTTCGACGAGGTTCTCAAGTGGCAGGGCATCGCCGAACTTCGAGAAGGAGCCTGCCGCGATGTTGTTCCACTTGTCCAGCTCCTGCTGGTTCGTGGTCAGTCGGGAAAGGTTCTGCGCGGCCTCCGTTGCCGTGTCCTCTTCACCGAGCAGCTTGTAGAAAAGCGTATAGGAGTTTCGGGCCTGCTCGCTCGTACCGCCGGCGTCTTTCCATGCTGCATCGAGCTGATGCGTCTGCTCGATGTTTTCTTCCTGACTGGATGCCAGACCTACGAGCGCCGTCGCAGCGCCGCCGACGGCACCGGTAATCGTCTTGCCGGCGGTCTCAAGCCCCTTGCCGGCCTTCGCCAGCTTGTCGCTGTTGTCCTGCACCGTCTGTCCGAATTGGTACAGGCCGGTCTTGGATGCTTCCGCTTCCCGGCTAACGCTCTTCAAGTCATCGGCGTAGCTCTCTAGCTGGCTCTCACAGATGGCTACCTGCGCCTTCAGGCTAGAATACTGCGCCTGCTCGCGCTCCGTGAGCGCGACGCCGCTGCGCTGCTTTTCCTCAAGGGTTGAGAGAGCGGATTTATAGGCATCGAGCTTCGTCTTGGTCTCATCGTACGCGCGGTTCAGCAGCTTGGCCTTCTCGGTCAAAAGCTCGGTATTGCCGGGGTCGAGCTTCAGCGCGCGGTTGATGTCCTTCAGCGCGCCCTGCGTATCCTTGGCGGTGCTCTGCACCTTCTTGAGCGCGCCCTGCAGCTCCGTCGTATCGCCGCCGAATTTGATCGTCAGCCCCTTGTAAGTAACTGCCATGGTCACCTCTATTCAACTATCAATAAACCGTGAGTACACAGAACAGCGCGCCGACTGCGGTGCGCTGTCGCTTTATCCTCACGACCAGAACTCCTGCTCGCCCTTTCGAGCCTGCTCGTCCTCGTCGGCGTGTGAAATCGCGTCGTTGACGAACGAATAGATGTCGAGAAGCGTCTGCACCTGTCTGTAGCTGAGCTTTTCTAGATCACCTATAGACAGCCCGGCCTGCTGGCACTCGTAAATGTAGAGCGCGTCGCAGCTACTCTGCAGCTCCGTCGGCATCGGCGGCATCGGTCTCTTCGGCGGTCTCGGCTGCCACGTCTTCCTTTGCGTTCGGAAAAAAGTTTTCCTTCACGATCCCCATCACGTCGGCAGACCAACCGCCGGAGCGCTCCAGGTCGTACGCATCGTGCGGGAAATCGCCAATAAACTCTTTGAAGGGCTTGAGCTTCGGGTTGGCCGTCTTCGCGCAGGAGTAAAAAATCTCAAGGAGCGGTACGATGGGCGCGACCTTAAATGTGGACGTGACCTCGAGAATAACGGAGACGTCTTCGTTGATATCCTTCGGCCGCTTCGAGCCATCGGGACGCTCAACCGAGAACTCGCGCGAGAACACGATAGGCGTGAAGCCGTTGCATGCGACGGGAACGGTGCTGCCACCGATATTGATCTCGCTTACCATGCTATGCCTCGCTCGGTGCTGGCGTGAGCTGCGTGTCGACCTCATCGAAGAACTTATCGTAACCTTCAAGGTCGCTGAAGCTGTCATACGAGCTGCCTCGCCAGCCGCTCGGAAGCGTGACAGGACGCCACGTGATGTCATAGTCGAGCTGCGTGATATCCGGCTTGTCCTCAAGGGTCTTGGCGTCCATGCTCGGTGCCTTGATCTGGCAGCAGAGGAAGCAACGACGCTTGCCTACGACATGCCCCGGCTGCTCGCACATGAAGGCGAACTTCTTCGGAGTCTTGCCGGAGGTACCAAGGACTCGACCTTTTGCGTCGATATCGAAGCCGACAAGGCTGGCGAACAGCTTGCGCATCTCAACAGTCCCCTCCGTGTCATAGAAGGAAATGGTGCCAGATCCGCCGTTGTCCTGAGTTTTGTCGAGCCAGGTCTCGTTATCGGCATAGCTCGTCGCGGTCTCGACGGAAGGCTCCATCTTGATCTCTACGGTACCGGGAACTCGCACCGGCTTCGCGTAGGTAAAGTTGTCCTCGCTCTCGAGCACGGCGATGTGCGCGTTCTTGACACCGAAATATCCGTTTCGTGGCATAAGATGCCCCTTTCTTAATATTCAATCACGTTAATCTCGTAGGCGGTCTCGATGACACCCTCTCCGTCGATTGCCGTCACCGTTTTCGTGTAGGCGAATTCGGCGGCATCCAATGCAGATTCGATGTGCTGCTCAAGCTCGTAGTCTCGCTCGGCGCAGTAAAGCGCGCAGTCGTACGGCATCCACCTGATATGCGTCACGTTGTCCGCAAAGACGGCTTCTGAGTAACCGGCTTCAATCTCGATGTACGGCGGCACAGGCCGCTCGTCAGCCAGGAACGAGCCGTTGCTGAACGGCAGCCCGAACGACTTGAGAATGCCGACAAGCTCATCCAGTGTCTTCATCATTCGCCGCCTTTCGCGAACTCCGCAGCGACCTCGTTGTAGACGCCCTCGATCACATGGTCGCCCGCGACGTGCCCGGGATACCTGCTGCTCTGGTTTGCAATGGCGTGACCCTTCTCCAGCAGGTGCGTCAGCTGGTACTGCCGGTTGTGCACGGTGCAGCTCGTGCCTGTCTCGTCAGTCTCAACGTCAGACGTCCAAGCCTTCGCGTAACTGCCCCCGTGGTGGACGCGCTTACGGCTTCGCTCGCGCAGCAGCCTGACCGCCTTCCGTCCGGCGGCGTGCGCGTTCCCCTCCAGGGCTTCAACGTCATCGTCGATTACGTCCTGCATGTCGTTGACGATAATCTCTGCAAGATTGTCGATATTGACGCCGCTCATCGGTCACCAGTCCTCTCGACAAGCGTGAGCCGAATGTTGTCCGCGCCGCTTATGAGCCGGCTGTCGACCGAGTACGTCACGCCACCGAACTCGACGAGGGTTTCGCCGGAATATGCGCACGAGCGTATCTCGATTACCGCCTGCGGTTTCACGCCCGCCTGAGCCGCGACGTAATAGGTTGCCGCGCTCATCGAGAAGACGTTGCACGGCACGCGCCTGCGGCGTTCTTTCCTGTGCGGGACGCCCTTCTCATCGCGCTCTGTCTCGGTCGCGATGAGCGTGCAGACACCAGACCACCTACTCATCGCTTGGCTCCGCCCTGTAGAGCGAGTCCCCGCTCATCGACGTGAGCATGCATTCGAACGACTTCATGAAGCCGTCGGCGTCCGGGTTGTCCATGCCGAAGTTGGCCTTGACGTAGACTTTGATGGCAAGGCGAATGCGTCCATCGGAATCATCGTCGGCCTTCTCCGGACTGACGCCGCCCGCGACAAGCTCGGCGCGGGCGGCTTCGATGACATCGACGATCTCATCGTCGTAATCGTTGCAGAATGCTGGGATGCGGAGCGTGGCGCGGCAGGCATCGAGAATGCATTGCTTCTGCTTCTTCTTGTCTGCCATGGCACGAGACCTCCTTATGAAGCCTTGATAGTCAGCTGGGCGAACGACTTGGGCACGGCAAGGCCGCAATCGATCAGCTCATAGCCGTCAAAGCAGCGGTTCTGGGTTCCGTCGGACGCGATATAGGGCATCACGTCGGGGCCGTCGAACACGTTGCCCTTGAACAGGTCGGGATAGCCGGCGATGATCGTACCGTCGGCGATTGAATCGTCGCGCTTGACCAGCTTGCCGAAGATGTGGCCTTCGACGGACGGGTCGGCATTCTTCTCATCGACGAAATAGGAGCGCCCGTTGCTGTCCTCGAGCATGGCGATGTAGTTCCAGATGATGTTGTTGTTCGCATAGATGATGGCACCCTTGGGCGTGGAGAGGCCGTAGGTGTAGAGCTTGGAGAGCAGGCCGGCGAGGTCGGCCTTCGCGAACTCTCCAACTTTGGCCGTCTCGATCTTGTTCGTCTTCTCCATGCCGTAGGACTCGTTGGCCAGGCGCGCATGGGCATGGGCGTTGCACCCAACGGACAGTCGTGCGGCGATCTCGCCTACGAGGTAAGACTGGAAGGATTCGACGGACTGGACGGCCATGCGGCGGCTCATCTTCAGGCTCTTCTTAATCTCGACGCCCTCGAACTTGAGCGTGTCGAACGTGTTCTTCTCGTCGTCGGTCGGCGCTGCGCCCTCGGCGGTCTGGGCGGCGTCGCCAGCATCAATGGACTTGTGGCGGATAATCTCGAACTGATGGGGGAAGTTCTGCTTCGGCATGTCGCCCCACAAAACGGCGGTGTTGTCGATGAGCGAGATAATCTCGTTTTGCAGCTCGACGGGAATGACGGAACCGGTGTTGGCGGTCGTGTGGTTGAACTCGGCTCGCTGCTGCATAGCGTGGTTCTGCGCGGCGCGCTCCGCGTCGGTCAGCGCGTAACCCTCTACCAGCTGGACGCCGGCGCGCTCGGCGACGCCCTTCACCCACGCGCGCTGCTCGGCGGCGGCGTAGTCGGTCGTGTCGTAGACCGCGCCGGTGCCGAAGTTGTTTGCGGAGCGAGCCAGCGGGACGGAATCGATGCGCTGCGCGGTGCCGTTGTCGATGGCGGCGCGGGCGGCTGCCACTGCGGCGGCGCGGGTCTGCGCGGTCTGGTCGAGCTGCGCACGGATCTGGTTGATCTCGTTGGTGAGCTCTGCCATGCGGGCGGCGTCCTCATCGGACGGGTCGGTGTCATCGCCGTACTTGTCGACGAGCGCCTGAAGCTCTTTCAGCAGATCTTCAAGGTTCATGTTTGTTCCCTTTCTAGTTGGTGGCGATTGCCATTACTGCACGCGCACGGATGAGCGCGTTCCTTCGGCGCGCGTGCTCCCCGCGCGACTTCTCAATCACTCCGTTGAGAAGGTTTCTTGCACTTATTTCGGTGTTGGGGTCAGCCGGTAGGCTCACCGCAGACACGTCATAAATCTTCTTGACCCTCGTGATGGTCGTGGTGTGCGTATCCCTGTCGTACTCGGACGCGCCGATAGTGAACGCCCACGACATACGGGTCACGAGGCCGTTGTCGATTTCCTCAAATCTGCTGCGGGCGGCAACTGACTTCGAGAGGTCAGCCGCGATAAAAAGTCCATGCTCATCTGGTTCGACAACCAGAGTGCCGTTTGACAGGCGCGCCAATACATCGCCGCAGTGGTCGAATTGCATGATGATGTCGCTCATGTCTGTATCAACGAAGGCATCTGGGCTGATGACCTCTCGATACTTAGTGCCGTCAAATGGGTCTTCCCACAAGACATACGGATCGTTGAAGGTCGAAGCGTATCCCTCTACATAGCAGTCGGAATCGATGCGCTTCTCACGGCCTTGGCCTCCATCCACGCTACGCAGCACCATCGCCATTGAACGATACTGACGTTCATTCGGTTTCGCCGGCATCGGCATCACCGTCCTTTCCGTCGATTTTTGCGATATTCGCGTTCGTCTCGGCGGCCTTCGCCGCCTGTTCCGATGTGTGCTCGCTGATCAGGTCAAGGTCGATGTACTCGCCGCGAATGACATGGCGGTCGCCGCCCTCGTAGTGCGGTAGCTGGAACACGTCCGCGACCTGATTGCCCGTCATGACTCCACGGTCGTATAGCGATGTGCTTACGTTGAGCTTCGTCTGGTTGCTCGCGAACTCAAGTCGGTTCGCGCTGAACATGATTGAGTTTCCGTGCGCGATCTCGTTCGGCGTGAATGTCATGCAGGTGAGCACGTAGCCCAGCTGCACGGCGAAGACCTCGGTTCGCCCCTCGTAGAAGGCGTTATATGTGTCCTCGTCGGCCTTGTTCATGACGATATCTTCGTTGCTGCCGAAGAAACGGTATGCGGCTTTCTCGATTCGCTCCATCTGCGCAGCGTCGACTGTGTAGTTCTGCGGCGTGATCTGCTTCACGTCGTTGTACTTGTTGTCGTACACGGCGATGCCACCCGCGTTTGCGGTACCGAGCTGCTTGTTGAACTCCGTGCGAGCCTTTTCGAGGTCTTCTGGGTTGCGGTTCTGGCTCATCTTGCCGATGAATCGAATGGCGGCACCCTGCTCGATTGCGGTCTTCTCGGCCTCCGTCTGTGCGTGCATCAGCTCCAGCGTGGGACGGAGCACATCGGTGCCGTCTCCGAAAAGGTCGCTTTTGAACTGGTGCCTTGTCAGCACGCCGACGCGCGACCACTCGATTAGCGTCTGCTCGCCACCGCCGAACGACAGCTTGAGCCAGAGTTGTCCGCCGACATCGTATGCCTCGCACTGCCCCGGCAGAACCGGGTAGTAGCCGACGACGGTAACCATGTCGGCACCGGTGATCGGCACGATGAGGCACGTGTCGCACACATCGAGCATCGTCGAGACGCGGTGCAGGAACTGCGGCGTCGTCATCCAAGGGTTTGGCTTCCATTCAAGTGACCGCGTGGCGGCACCTTGCGCGGTGCCCGAAACCTCCGGCTTGAGCTTGCTCGCGTGGTCTGCGTTGCGCTCGATGATGCTTCTCGTCAGCTCGGCTTCGTAGATGCCACCGCTCCACGTGCTGAAACGCGGCGCGTACGCCGTGAACGTCTGGAAATACCCGTCGACCGCCTTCATGATCGGCTTGTGGAAGACGGCATCGAACATGGAGCGGAACACCGACGTTAGTTTCGCCACTGCTAACCCCCAATCATGCTTTTGAAATCGTCCATCATGTCCTTGAGCACGACGAATGCATCGCACTCGGCTGCCCACGCATCGATTCGGTTACGCGGGTCTTGGTTCTTCTTGTCAGGCGCGATGTTGCCGTTCGCGTCGCTTCGCACCGCAACGTTCGAGCGGCACCATTCGGCGATCGGGTTTGAGTTGTCGACGATGCGGTTCTCCTTGTAGAGCGCTCGCAGTTCCTTCATGGGCATCGAAAGCGTCTGCGCGCCCTGGATGACTTTCCGGAAGTTGTCCGCGCCGAAATAGCCCTCGTAGGCTTCCACCGTGGGTACATCTCGCATGTGCCACGGGTCGTAGCCGCATGCGACGGCGTAGATGCCGCACCTCTCGCGTACCTCGTCGACCCAATCGAGCACCTCGCGCTTGTCGATAATCGGCGTCGCGGAGGTTCGCAGCAGGCCGCGCGCAATCCACGCGTCGTACGGCACGCCGTCACGACCGCCGCGCCGACCTTCTGCCTCCGCCTGCTCCAGCGCACGGAGCGGAATCCAAGCCATGTGCATCGCGTAGATACGCTCATCGCCCGGCCTCATCATCAGCAGGCACGCCGCCGTGAGGTCGGTCGTGTCCGATGCGTCGACACCGAGCACCGCGTAGGAGAATGACCCGTCTGCCGGGTCGAACGTCTCGTCATTGTGGATCTCTGCCCACGTGAGCCATGCTTGGCTCTGGTTCTCGATGAGATTGAAGTCTTTGACCAAGAGCGTCGGCAGGAATGTCGGATCGTCCTTGGCTTTACTCACGTTCTGGCGAAGGCTGTTTAGGCTCTTGATCGTCCCGAGACCGGGATTGGCCTTAATCCATGCAGATTCGTCCTGCCATTCCTCGCGCTCGTCGAGCTCGTAGATGAACGCGATGAAGCGCTCGGCCTTCTCTCCTGTTGCCTGACCGTCCAGCCACTTCGTGGCGTATTCGTACTGTGCATCGAAGATGCCGTTGCGCACGAAGCCGTTCGTGGTGATCTCCAGCACCAGCGGTTGCCGGCGCGCGGAGGTGCCCTGAATCGTGAGGTCGTAGAGGTCGCGGTTCTTCATTGCCGCAAGCTCGTCCACGATGGCACCGGAGATATCGAGACCGTCTAGGTGGTTGGTGTTGGCGCTCAGCGCCTTAATCGACCCCATGTTGAGGTCGCAGTAGAGATCGCTCACTCGCTTTCGCACGTGCCTGCTAAGGGCCGGTGATGTCATCACCATGCGCCAGGCATTGTTGAAGCCCTTGGCCGCCTGGTCGTGTGCAGTCGCGACGTTGTAGACTTCCGGCGCACCCTCATCGTCGTTGATGAGCAAGTCCAGCTCGACGGCAGATGCCAGCGCGGTCTTGCCGTTCTTTCGACCCATGATCCAGAGCACTTCGCGGTACTGGCGCTTACCCTCGACATCGACGAAGCCGAAGATGACCGACAGGATTGCCCGCTGGAACAGCTCCAGTTTGAAAGCATGACCGAGCTTGCCGGACGGCAGCCGGCAGAAGCGCTCGATGAAGTTGACGTGCTTCGCCGCGTATTCCTCGCGGTAATGGTAAGGGTACAGAGGGTCTGAGTTGTCCATATCGCGCAGGACATGCGCAGCCACCTGCTGAATCTTCTCGCAGGCGGTAATGGTTCCGTCGAGTACGCCGCCGAAATACTCTCGGATGGCCTTCTCACACGATCCAGCGGCCTTCTTCCTAGCCACCGAACCTCGTCTCGTTCAGATATTCCGCGAGCGCGTCTGCGGCGGTGCTGCCGGTCGGCATCATGTCGGTGATCTGCTTGATGCCGCGCGAGAACGTTGTGAACAGCTTGTTGTAGGCGGAGAAGCCTGGATGCTCGCGAACGCCCGATTGGCCGCCGCCATTGTCGTACTCGGTGAAGATGCTCTCCCCCATCAGCTCGTTGCGAGCCTGGTCGAGCTTGACCTTCAAAAACGCGATGTTCGACATCAGCGGCATGATGGCGTTGCGCCTATCGTCGGGAATCACGTCTTTGGTGAGACGTTGGAGCTTCTTGAGCTCGTTTTGGTAGCGCGCCTGTATCGTCTGCCCGCTCCGCTTCGGGGGACTTTTCGCAACCTTCGGCGAAATCTCGGTACTTTCGCACACTTTTCTCTTTGCCACAAGACCACCCCCGTTCTGTGAACTTCTGCGCGCATAAATCTATCTCCCGGCGTTGGTGCCCTAGGCCACTAGCCTAGGTTTTCGAATGGGGGGATTGCTCGGCGCTCTGACCTGCTGTTTTGTTGTCTGTGTTTTGTGAGCAGCTGATTGTGCTCAGTCTGTGTGTTCGCTGTCCAGTGAAATCAAGTTGCCGTCCTCGTCAAAGACCAGCCCTTGCCTTGTGCTGCCCTGCCTTACCCATCCGTGCACCTTCTTGTGGCACAGGTCGCAAAGGCTGACAAGGTTCTTCGGGTCGGTGCTGATGTTCGGATCGTTGATGTTCGACGGAGTCAGCTCGACGATGTGATGCACCATGACCGCCGGTGTTGCGATGCCCTGTGCTAGGCAGTGCTGGCACAGGTAGGCGTCACGCTGTAGAGCCTGCTCGCGGGCGTGCTCCCAGTCTGTCGAATGGTAGAAGCGATACGAGAAGCCCTTAGCCATTGCCGCGCCTTCCCAACAAAAAAGGGACGCGAGCCGGAGCCCGTGTCCCTTTTGCTTACCTAATCCACCGTACCGAACTTTAGCACAAGGCGGGAACTGAAGGGAAGTACCGATTTCAATTTTCTTTCAGCCATGCCATGCCAACTGCGTCGATGTACTTGAACGCGGCGTTGCACAGCTCTCGGCACCACTTCGGTGAGCACTGCATGACGGCTGCCACCTCAGTCCACGGCATGGCCTGACAGTAACCCATGCAGATCGCGTCGGCATATCGGTTGCCCTTCTGCTTTGCGAGACCGCCACGGTTGCTACTGCCATAGAGCACCGCGCACGCTTCATCTATGGCGGCTGAGCTGTCGGCGATGCGCCGCTCAAACCTGTCCTCCAGGTCGATTCGGCCATTGATTGCATCCATCGGGTTGGTATATCCGCCGCTACCGCCGCCGCTGTAGCTCTGGGCTTTCGCTCCTTCCTTTGCCCTGAGCCTTGCCAGCATTTCCCTCGTGCCCTCGATGGCCTTCACTTCCTTGCGGATAGCTTCGAAATACTCCTTGGCATCCACGCGCTTCGCCTACTCGATACCGGTAGAACCGAAGCCATCGGTTCCGCGCTCGGTGTCCGTAAGCTCGTCGACCTCGACGAGTTCGCACGGCACGAACGGCACAATGACCATCTGGCACACGCGCGAACCCTTCGGCAGGTTGACGATATCGCAGCTAAGGTTGACGAGCGGTGCGCTGACCTCGCCGCGATAGCAGCTGTCGATAACGCCGACACCGTGGCTGAGCGTCACGCCGTGCTTGCTCGCCAGACCAGAGCGCGGGAAGAGCAGGCCGACACAGCCGCTCGGAATCTCGAACGCGCAGCCAAGGCCAACGATAGCGCGGGCGTTTGGCTCAAGGCGGCAGTCCTCGGTAAGGCACATGTCGAAGCCAGCGTCACCCTCGTGCGCATAGCGCGGCAGCTCCGATCCGTCCATCACCTTCACGTTCATCTTTCGTCCGTACATGTTTCCTCCTAAAACGGAATGTCTTCGTCATAAAGCTCGGGTGCATTGACCTGCGGTTGAGGTGCCTGTTGCGGCTGCTGGGTTTGCGGTTGCCGGTAGCTGGTCATGCCGATGATGTTGTCGACGATGACCTCCAGCTTGCGATGGCGCTTACCGTCCGCTTCCCAGACGGCCATTCGCAGGTGACCGGTGATGGCGATACGTGCGCCCTTGTGCAGGTAGCCGTTCGCTTGCAGGGCCTCCCCGCGCTTGCCGAACAGCGTGCAGTCAACCCAGCTCGTCTCGTCCTCGTAGCTGCCGTCTGGCGTTCGGCGGCGGCGGTTGACGGCAAGTGAGAATGACGTGATGGGCGTGCCGCCCTTGGTGTAGCGCACCTCGGCATCGTTACCGAGATTGCCGCTCAGCGTGCAGGTGTTCAGGCTCTCGGCGCTCATGCGGCACCACCGCTCACGATAGCGAGCGCGATAAGCGCGAAGAGCATCGCCACGGTCGCGATTGCCGGAAAGAGCAGTGAGAACGTGCCACCGGTGAACAGCATCACGGTCGCTTCGATGATGCAGAACGACACGAAGAGAATCACGACGAGCAGCACGCACATCAGGACGGTGAAGACCAGCGACAAGACCCTCTTAACCTTGTGCGGTCGGTTCTTAAGCATCGTCACCATCGCCAATCAAAATCGAGAGAAGCCTTGCACGCTGCGTAGTTCCAAGCCCCTTGACCTTGCGGCCTTGAGCGATACGGAGTTCGTTCATGAGCTGGCGCGATCTGACTTCGCCATACCCAGGCAGCGAAGTGAGCAGCGAGTAGACGCGCATGCCATAGGCGGCCTGATATCCGCTGTCAGCCAACTTGAAGAACTGCTCAACGGTCATCGAGCCGTCTTTCAGCTTCTGCTTATACCTGGCACGCTCGAGTCTGATCTGCATCCCCTTATCGAGGGCTGCGCGCCTTTGTTTGGCAGTCAATTTAGGTACCATTTTTGGTTGCTCCTGATTCTTACTTGAAATACGGTGGTTATCCTCTGCCAAACCGCTGGTTTTGCGGTCTGACCTTCCTTTTTCGTGACGATGCGCAAATGGTCGAAGTCGAGCCGTTTACACATCGTTTACAGTCCCTCCGCGAAGCTCGTCGGTGAACTTGTCGAACACCTCGGCGGCTCTCTGGTCGCGTCCGGGCATCGCGTGGGCGTAGAGCTTGAGCGTCGTGGCTTCGTTCGCATGGCCGAAGCGCTCGGCGATGTCCTTGAGGTTCGCGCCGTTGGCAAGCAGCCACGTGGCGTGCGTATGTCTAAGGCTGTGGAAGGTGCATCCCTTCGGCAGCCCCAGACGGTCGCGCAGACGGCTGAAAGCCTTTGAGACGGTCGTGGGACGCATGAAGAAGCCATCAAAGGACACCAACGGCATGTTCGGTGTGAACACGTCCGTAAAGCCGTCCTGAAGCTCGATAAAGCCGAAGATCGTCTCAAGCTCACGCTCCGTAATGGATACGTTGCGGCTCTTGCGACCCTTGGTCACGTCCACGCGCTCGACGCCGCCGCCGTCAAGCTCGACGATCTTGCCGCAGACGTGGAGGTATCCCATGCGCTTCGACACGTCCCTCCTGCGCATCGCGCAGACCTCGCCGACGCGCATGCCCGTGTGCAGCGCGAGCCAGGCGGCGAAAGCATACGCAGCTACCCTCATGGTCTTTTCCGTGGGCTCATCTGGATGCAGCGCGGTCGTTATCGCTTCGTCCAGACCCGGGTAATCCCACTCGTCGAGCGCAACGGCCTCGTGCTTGTCCTCGTGCGGCGGCTCGACGTAGAAGAGCGGGTTGGTCTCGCAGACACCGGCCTTGACCCAGTAGTTGTATGCGCCGCGAAGGAAGAAATGTACGCTGCGCACCGTGTTTCGCGACAGACCCTGACCGCGCTTATCCTTCGGCAGCAGCAGGCGCGTCTCGAAGTCGTTGAACTCCATCACGCCGAGGTCGAGCACCGACTTGCCCTTGAGATACCTGCCCACATAGCTTCGCGTGAACAGTTTCCATCGTTTCACCGTGTAAGGGCTCACGCCCTTGGCGCGGCGCTCGTCGATGTAGGCGTACAGCAAATCGGCGATAACGACGCTCTGCACCTTGCCGCCGGCGGAGATATCGGAGAGCCAGCGGTTCGCCAATTCCTGTGCCTGGGCGCGGGTCGCTGCTTCGGGAAAGCTGCGGCGCGGCCTGATCTGCTTGCCATCCGGAGTCGTTCCAAGATAAGGCTGCGCGTACCAAACGCCCTTGGCGTCGCGCTTAACCTCTAACGATGCCATGGCGCTTCTGCAATTCACTAATCTGCCTGTGCAGATTTCCCTTAATCCCACTGAGCTCTTTGAAGCAGGATGGGCAGCAATCGAAATCGACAATTGTGTCAACGAAGAAAACGGGAACGGTGGTGTAGCGCCCGATCTCATTTCTCGTCACATCCCTGCCGCAGCCATCGCAGCGACCGTAAATCTCAATGCTCATCTGCCTTACCCTTCTCGTCGATAGCCTCGATGGCGTCAGACACGATGTCAGACCACATGACCATGTCTTCGTAGCTGACCATCACGTTGCTGCGGCCACGTCGCTCGCACGTCAGGATGCGCTTGCTCATGTCCTGTGAGACCGTGCAGAGGTTATCCAGGACATGGAACTTCCCGTACCTACTCATCGCCGTCATCCCTCACGATCTTCACCGACACGCCATTGACGCCGAACGCGTGAATCAGGAAGAGCAACGAGGTCGTGAACCGCTTGGCCGCTTCCTCGACATCAGCGGTCTTGACGTTGTGCTCTTTATCCTCCAGCTCGAAGTTGAGCTTCACGGTGGTCATTTCCCATCACCCTCAATCGCGCGAATCATGTTGTCGATGCACTCGCGTGCCTTCTTGATGTCTTCGATGCCGTTCTTGTAGCGCCATCGCCAGATGTACTCGAACACGCATGCCTGCATATGAGACACGTACGCTTCGGTTCCAAGCATTGACTCCACCGCCGTCTTGCAGTCGATGCCGGTGTGCCCCGCGTAATGCGAAGGCTTGGTCACAGGGTCGAACTCAGAATCGACCGTCGAGGTCATCTTCTCGGCAACCTGCGAAGCGCTGAGCTCAACAGGGTCGGTCAGATCGCCGACTCGCTTGACGTATGCTGCCATTTCCTATCGACCTTCCTCTGTGTCGTCGGATTCAAAATCAGCTGGCCTAAAACTCCTTGTCCACGGCTCGGGTTCGATATAGGAGCCGCACTTCACGCAAAACCTATGCTCGGGATGAAACCTTTCGACCTCGCGACCGCACACGCTGCAACGCATGGTGCAATGGTCAGTCCTGACATATCGACACGTCTTCCGTTCCACAAGGTCTGCGACCCTTCGCATCGCTCCGCGCCAGGACGAGTCTTCCGCTTTGCAGATTTCAGCCAGGCGCTTCTGAAAGCTCATGCCGGCAAGGCTGTCGTTTGCCGTACGCCTGAGCGCGGATACAATCTTCTGGCGGTCTTCCTCTACGCTCATTCCTTGCCGCCTTTCCTCATCTTCCAGTAGTAACGAAGGCAATCGAGTAGCGAAGGATTTACTTTTGCGGCCACTTTTTCGGCCAGCTCGAAATCGATATTCAGGGCATCCGCGTTGATGGTAACCGCGTCAGCTCGAAACCCCATGTCGCGAAAAAAGGAACTAACGTCATCAATGAGCACGGGAGTCAAGCCATAGTGCCCACACTTCATTGCCAAAGAAGTCGATGGGCGGCCTCCATAAATGCCGCTGTGGATGACAATCGGATCGGGCGCGTCGATATCGAGCATGTCCATGAGCATGTGTAGGCTGGTTGCTCTGCTTGAATCGTGAACGGCAACAGGGATGCCAGAATCAGCGGAGAACTTTAAAAGCTCAGCCGTCTTACCGCTTCCCCTAGTCCCAACGATGCAGATCATCTGTCTACCTCCTTATCAAGCCATGGATGCGGGAACAGAACCCTTGCACGGCATCCAGGGCAGAATTTCAAACCGATGGGCTTGTACGGGTATTCGGGATCAAACCAGCTGTATGCGCCATCCCAGTCGAACTTCAGCTCTTCCCCGCATTCAGAGCACGTGAAGCAACCGCAATCATCGGAAGGCTTCTCAATCCGCAAGCACTGGTTTTCGTCGTCCCAACGGGTTTCGAATTCCTCCGGGATGAACTCGCACTCTTTGTCATGCACGTACAGCCTTCCGTCGCATTCGATGATGTCAGGCTCGCCCTGCGGTTCGAGAAGGCGCAAAACGCGGCTATCCTTGTTGGTCATCGCTCGCCACCTCCAGCAGTTGCGAGAAATCGACCTCATGCAAGATCTCGTAAAGCCGTTCGACTTGAGGTGAACGCCATGCGGTCATGCCATAGGTGTGAGGGTCTGTGTAGTGATAGCCGTTCCGCTGGATGTGCTCCTGCGCTTCACGGAGCGTCAGAAACATCGTGTTTTCCGCTATGCACTCTTCCTTTGTCTCGAAATACGCACGCCTGCCTTTGTCGCGGCACCAACGGTCAACGTAATACCTCGAACCTAGACAGCCCATATCTTCGGTTCCATCTTCAAGAGCGGCTCGAACGGCTTCGTCTGGCGTCATGTATTCAAGGACTTCGGAGCTTTCATCGAGTATCGCCACACGGTCAACGCTGTCGTATCCATCGCACACCGGGCGATATTTGTGCGTCATGACAACCCAAAAGCGCGGATCTGTCTGGCATTGATGCGGCTGCGTGTTCAGTTCGTCTTGGAGCGCAGAAAGAAACTCAATGTCCTCACGCGTGATTTGACGAAGCGTTGCGCTGTTTTTCTCGCTCATTTTCCTTCACCTCCCATGCATCCTTCTTGAGCGCTCTGCACTTCCAGCAAGCGCTGCGCTCTTTGATGAACCAGTCCCTCGGTCGGTCGATACCGCAATAAGGGCATCGCTTGACCCTGATCTTGTTGATGTAGCTACCAAACGGCATTGGCACCACCGTCCAATTGTTGAAAACTATTACGAATGTTGAAAACCTGTTGAAAAGCTGTTGAGAACTCAAGTTTCATAAGAGCGAAAACTCGAAAATCAGGCGCGAAATTAAAGGTCGATAAAGAAAGAAGCAAAGAAAGTAAGACTTCCTTGTTACATAACGCCACAAGCAAGTTGCGGGTTTTTGGCTTTGGGTTTGTGTCTAAAGACCCAAACCCAAAAACCCGCCCTGTATTGTTATGTACTGTATTGTTAGGGTTTAGCCAATCTAAAACCGATGGTTTAGCGACGCTTTCATGCTCCATTGTTCAGTTCACCGCCTTTGACCTGCTATTCCGTTGGCTCTGTTTTATTCTTCTTCGGCCTGCCGCCCTTGGCTCCGTTCGCCCTTTGCATGCCGAAATAAAGAGCGTTTTTTTGCATTCGCGCACTCTCGATGCGGCCTTTTCCGTCCCGGTTTAGCAAGCCGATCTCCAGCAGGCAGCTAATGAAATCGCGGCAGTCCTCGACGCTCGACATATCGTCGAAGGCACCAGCCTTGCGCATCCCGATCTGCTCCGCGAGAATCAGCCAGTCCTCGTCGGTCTCGACCGGCAATGAGTGCGTCGTGGTGTTCGCCAGAATCTCGCAGATGCGCCAGAAAGCCCCGTATCCGGCGTTGCCGTAGCGGAACAGCAGCCTTTGGCACTTCTGGTCTTGCGCGGAGTTTGAGTCGTGCTGGAACCATGCCATCGGCTCCTGGGCTTTGTCGCGCACGTCCTTGGTAATCATTCCTCTTCACCTCCATCATCGATAGACAGGCCATCGCACGTGCCGCGCTGCCACCAGCCGTCCCACAGGCAGTGACCGCACTCGCGGCAGTTAGTCCAAACGACAGACCCGCGAAACGTGCATTTGCTTTTGGGCTTTGTGCCGCCCTCGTCGAGTACGCCGCACTCGTAGTCGCACCGATACGGCTCCGGCATGGGCGGATCGTCGAACAGGCTCGGCTGGCTAGAGGTCGCGGGCATAGATATCGGCGGCGAGCAAGATGATTGACATGTGCCCCTCTTCGGCATCGCAGATCTCGCAGGTGCCGGCGATGATGGTCGCGGCATAGGCCAGGGTCGCGCACATAACGGCCGAAGCGAGACGCTCGTCAAGCTCGACAGTCTCGTCGGTCTCAGCGTTCTTCAGCTCGATCTTCCCTTTGTTCTTGGTGGCATATCGGGTGATGTCCTCGAAATGCTCGACCACCTGCAACGTCGTTGTCATGTCAGTTCTCCTTGGTGTCATAGATGGACTTGCGCGTCTCGATATTCAAATCGGGATGCTTGTCGAGAAGCCAACGGCTCAACAGCGGCGTATCCGTATTGTTGATGCCGTAGACGTGCTCTTCCCCGTTGCCGTCCACGAACGGAACGCCGACGAGCTTGTAGGAGCCTTCGTAACGCTGCTTCTCGATGAGGTACTTGGTCGACACGCGCATACCGCGCTTATCGATAGCCAACGCCGTCAACTCGATGCTGCGGAGCGTCTTGGGGTTGAGCTCGCACCACTTCTTGAAAAGCTCGGCGCGGTCTTGAAGCCTGAGCGGCATCGGATAGACAGCCATCTTCTCCTGGGCGATAACGCTCTCAAGCGGCTGAGCCATGTTGTCGAGATCCATTAGATATCACGCTCGATGATGCGGAAGATAAGCCAGATGACCGCACCGCAAAGCACGAAGATGAGCCATTCGCAGTGGTATGTCTCGCAGAAGGTGATGAGGCCGCCTGCGATTGCCATGGGGATAATCCCGCACATGAACAGAGCCGCAAAAACGTAGACAAACCAACGGATAACCAACGGTTTTCCTGTTAAAATCTGATTGTCATCACTCGCACAGTTTTGACGCTTGCCCGTGCGCGTTTGCCGACGTGCGCGGGCTTCTTCTTTTTGCTGGCTTGCGTAGCTTCGGTGGCTCTCATATGGAACCGGCGCTGGAATGCGCTCGATGGGCTTCGACGCTCGCGAGCGTCCAGAACCGCCACGCAAACCAACGGTTTCCGTCTTGGTTTCATGCATCTGAAACCTCTACTTTCCTATCTGTGGTCGTAGGTGTTGACCTTGATCGTGATGTTCTTCAGAGCGCCCTTGATGCCGTGCTTGACGCCCCACTCGACAGCAGATGACAGGACAACCCAGATACCTGCAATTAAGCCAAGTGCGTTAAAGAACTGCTCCACTTTCAAACCTCCTTACTTAAAGTCCGGGAACGTGCACAGGTCGTTTGGTGTGCACTCAAGAGCGATTGCGAGCTTTGCAACGCTTTCCAAATTCGGCGAGCACTCACAGCGCTCGTACTTACCGATTGCATCGACGCTCACACCAGAGGCATCCGATAGCTGCTGCTGCGACCAATGTTTTTTGGTACGGCGAACTCGCAAGCTGTCTGCGAATGCGCGTTTCAACTCAGGCATAAATTCACCTCCTCTCAATGAATGCTCATTAGGTTTGTATTGGCGTTAGTCAATACAAACCGTATTCTTTTACGTGTAGTAAAAGAATCGAAACCAACGTGAATCACGTTGGCAGATACAGACAATAAACGTGTTGAACGTACTTTGCAAGCATGAATTACGTATTTTCTTGATTAACGTACGTGATTAACGTAGAATCGGCATTGCGACAGCGAAAGGAGGATAAATGCGATACCAACTGAAATTGAAAGAGCTGCGCAAGGCTGCGGGCTTCGCGACTCAAAAGGCGTTTGCTGATTATTTGGGAATCAAAGAACGCAAATATGCGTCATGGGAACGCGGTGAAGTCGGCATTCCTCTTGAAGATGCATTTATGTTGTGCGAAGCGCTCAAATGCACACCCAATGATTTATGCGGCTTTCCAAGCTCTGGAACAGACGAGCGAGAAATCCTTTCCGCCGATGAGCGCGAGATCGTTGACAACTACCGCGACAGCTCACCCCAATGGCAGCTAAACATAACGATGACTGCAAAAGCAGCAGCAAGCGAATCAAAGAAGGATTAAAAAAGAAAAAGCCCTGCGCGACCGTCCAAAGCAGCACAGGGCACCTAACAAAAGGCAAGGTGATAATACCATGACCAAAGGTAGTCGTGCGGCCATCTATGCACGCTTTAGCTCGCACAATCAACGCGATGAGAGCATCGAGATTCAGGTCGATAAGTCGCGTGAGTTTTGCGTAGAGAGCGGCCTTACCGTCGTGCGCATCTATAGCGACTACGCCAAAACTGGCAGGAACTCAGACCGCACTGAGTTTCAGCAGATGCTGAAGGATGCCCAAAAAGGGCTATTTGATTATGTGGTGATTTACAAGGTCACGCGAATCATGCGCAACCGCGATGAAATGGCACTTGCGCGAATCATGCTGCACAAGGCCGGTGTTGAGATCTTATACGCCGGCGAGACGCTCGGCGAAGGGTCAACGCGCGTGCTGCACCTCGGAATGCTCGAGGTGTTAGCGGAGTACGAGAGCGCCGTTGATAGCGAACGCATACGTGACGGCATCCAGAAGAACGCTCAACGCGGCATGGCGAGCGGTCAGCGCCTGTACGGATGGAATGTCGTAGACGATCACTTTGTCATCAACGAGCGCGAAGCCGCCGTCATGCACAAAATGAAAAACATGCTGCTTAGCGGCTCGACAGTTGCCGACATCCAGCGCGCCGTAAAGACCGAGCGCTCCAGAAGAGGAAAGCCCTTCTCGCACGGATCCATCAAGAAGTTGCTCATGCGCGAGCAGAACTGCGGCACGTACAACTACGCCGGTGTGCGCATACCTAACGGGATGCCCGCTATATGGTCTCGCAGCGAACAGGAAGAGATTAACAACGTTCTCAACGGCAGAGGCCACAAGCACCGTGTGGAAGACGGCGAGCGCGTGTACGCGCTGAGCGGAAAGATGTTTTGCTGTGAGTGTGGCCGTTGGTATGTCGGAACCTCTGGAACCGGCAAGAGTGGCAAGGTCTATCACTACTACCGCTGTCCGAAATGCCGTAGAACCTTTAGGCGCGACGTTATCGAGGATGCCGTCACGGATACCATCCTGGAATCAATCAAAGACCCAAAGGTGCGCGAACGCATTATCGCGACGCTCGAAATGATGATTGCCGAGACCGCCGAAAACGACGAGCCAAAAGACAGTGAGCGAATCAAGGCAGAGATTAAGCGCATTGATGCGTCGTTTGAGCGCATCTGGCAAGCCATAGAGGACGGCTTTGCCCCTCCCGGCGGTAAGGAGAGGGTTGACGAGTTGAAAGCCCGTCAAGGCGAACTCAAGGACGAGCTTGCAACCGCGCTCGAAGCCGAGAGCGCCGAAGCGCTGACGATTGACGATTACATTGACTGGCTCGATACCCTGGATGCAAATTCAGATCCATATGACATCATCGACACGTTTATCAGGTTCATCCAGATTGACGGCGATGAGGTTCAGATATATTTCAGTTTTGACAATTGGGACGATGACTTTATGCCAACAAAAAAAGACGAACCCCAGATAAACAAGGGTACGTCTAATTCAACTCGGGTGGAGACGAGGGGGATCGAACCCCTGACCTCTTGACTGCCAGTCAAGCGCTCTCCCAGCTGAGCTACGCCCCCGTGCGAAGAAGTACTATACGGGAACTCGGACGGCGATGCAAGGACAATTTTGGAAAAACTTTCCGGGGGCGGCGCCTGAATGTGGGCACACCAGCCGATAGCGGGCAAATATTGTTGTCTTTGATAAGCGAACAGGCCAGACATGTTGCCTGGCCTGTTGAAAAACCTGGTGGGCCCTCCGGGATTCGAACCCAGAACCCAGGGATTATGAGTCCCCTGCG